CACACATGGAAAAACTGATTCTAGAAACTGTACCAGGAGCTGGAATAGTGGTTGATGGAAGTGGCTGATAGAACCAAGGCATGACGTGGAAACTAACACCAGTGGAAATGGCGACCGTTGGCGCGGTGCCCGCTGCACCACGCAAGTAGGTGGTGTGTGGCATCATGATCAATTGCTTAGCTGAATTAACAGATTCACCAATGACCAGATTAGCCGCAGAATCGCCATAGTTGGAAATAATGCCACCAGACTGCGCAACAATGGTAGAAGGAGTGGCATTGCAAGCTGCCGGGTAAAGCGGCCCGCGAGGTGCGGCTAGCTCAAAATCAGAGCCAGCACAAACTTCAACCAGGAACTGCACTGTTGAGGCAACAGTGCCAGGGTTGATGAGTGGATCCATGACCGTCAAAGACAGCGAACCCATGGAATCGGCAAAGCCGAGAAAAGGAACAGGGCAAGTGTAAGCCACCTCAAACTCAAAAACGTTGTCGTCCTTGAGGTCAAAAATGGCGGACTGTCCAAAGGGTTGTGCAAAAGTTGCATTAATCTCAGGACCCTGGACCGTAGGCGCAACCAAAGATGGAACACCAGCACCATCGCGATGATTGGGAACAAAAGTGGCAAGAACTCTGCCACCATGGAACTTCGTCTTCGCGAACGTGAAGCGGAACTTGAAAGATCCGCGCCACATCCTGAACATACTCGCCCAAAAGAACAAGTGGGAAGGCATGAAGGAATTTGTTGAAGCAGAAGGTGCAGTGAGTGGAGCCCAATTGCCGTAAGGGCCACTGGCGGGAGCCCTAAACCACATAAATGAAGGGGTAACCAAGGTGGCATAGATAGGTGTGGCATGGGTGTCAGTACCAGAAAGTGAGCCAACGCACACCTGACTGTAACACCCCAGAACATAAGCCAACGCCATCTCGTCCACCTCAGTGCCACCCACATCGGGCGCAATCTGGAGTTGATTGGAAGCGAAGGGCCCAGCCATGACAGTAGCGCTGGCGAGATCAACATTGGCCTCGGCGGCGGTGCTGGCCACAACAACGCGATGCATGGCGTCTTGAATCTGAGGCTTCGAAAAGCCAAAGGCCCGGACAGCTCCTGACATCTTGTTGAGAAACCAACTAGCAGGTGCAGCCACGCTGGAAAGCATGGGAACACCCCTAGCCACATAATGCAGCGCTCTGCCAACAGCATGAACACCCGAGCTGAAGGGGTAACCATCATTCTCAAACTCCTTATTCATAGGCTTGGAAAGCTTACCACCGGATTGAGGCACAATATTTGTGGGATTGACCACATTGGCCCCAATAAACTCCATGTCCTCGAGGTGAACATAAAGCTTATAGGTGGGAGCACCAGCACCAGCAATGCTGGGCACACCCAGAAGTGTGCCACACCAGAGCGAACCATAGCCAACACTATCCCCAAGCTGGCTGTACTCGTTGTAGTTCATGTAAGGAATTTTCAACTGAACCATGGTCTGAACCGACAAGTCCAAACGAACATGTGGGATGTTGGTGATAGCGGGAATATAATTGCCACGTAACCAAGCGTTGCCAGAAGGATCAAAATACTGCCAAGCCAAACAAGCAACGCCTTGATGGAAGGGTGTGGCAGCCACCTGTAAAGTATACACAAGCTTAAACCGAAGTCCGTAAACTCCAGTCAACCTGTTAATACCATTAGGGAAGTCAGTGCTAAACAGATTGCTCGTATTGACTCCCTTTGTAACAAAAGTGGACCGCGTGGATGGAACAACACCTGAATTGATCAACCTGGGTCGTGAAAAGTACTCAGTCAAATTCTGGAGGTCAGGCTGCAACTTCAATATCTTGCTACCAACATAGTGGCTACCAAGAACGTCCATGGCAGTGCAAGCTTCCTGAACAAACTCAGTAACTCCTGTCTTTTCAGGTGTGGAATTGATAGCCAGGGAATCAACCACATCACAAATCTCCTCGCTATCGCGGGCGGGTTCCGCATCTTTAATTACTGTTGTCGCGACACAAAATACAATGGTGGGAAGTGTCATACCCATCCAAGGAGCGGCTTTTCTCTGGACAACCGGCCCTGAGTAGTAAGGCTAAATAGCCACGGTTCCAAAGAGTACCCTGTCCAAACACAGCTTTACGTAGCCGCAAAGCATTTGCATTCTGTATTTGCGTATATGCACTCTCTCAGTGCCAGCTATCATCGCGCGACCTGATGACGCGGAGATAGCTGCGCTGCGTGGGTTCCGCCATTGGCTCATGGCCATAGCGCCGAAGCAACTCCAATATTTTTGGCGCAAACTCATTCCAAACCTCGGTTGCATGCATGCTGAGCTCCTCCAAAGCATATTCCAAATTAGCTCTCCGAGTCTGACTTTCAAGTTTGCGGTTTTTGCACCAATACACGGTGTACATGAAGCTCTCGAGCTCAAGCGGGCATCCCCACAAGCCGTCAAGTGCAACACGAAAACCTCTCTTTAGAAACGTGGCCTCGCCCAAAGACACACACTCCTTAAGTGCACCAAGTTTAGAACCTGGTGTGTAAGTAGCCCCGAAGAGCTCTTTCATCGCACCCGCAACAGTACGCTGGTTATAAACCGCCGCATAATCACGGGACACGTTTGAAACATTGTCGTCACCATAAGTAACTGGGCTGACGTTGTCCCAAAAAGTGGTGAACTCACCAGTGATGTGTATGTAAGCACACACCAACATAAACAATGAATACATGGAATTCACCACAGTGGTGAAGGGATGTCCACTGGGCAAGCTCTTTGCCCATTGGTAAATGTAGCGCTGGTCATGGCCAACGCCACCCACATGGCGCGAGTGCACCAAATCCTCCCAAAGCACGCGTCGAATCCTGGCATTCTCCGCACCATCATCATACCATTTATTGATGTAGTTGAGGATAAGATAGTGAACTGATGGGTGCTCCGAAGAATCAAATAACTTGAAGTCACCATCAAAAACCAAATCCCCATGCCTAGTCAATGTGGCGACGAGAACGTCCCACTCAGTATAGGTACAAATGCCTGGTGCCATGCCACTGACAGTATGGTGACGCATCATAGCGCTACTGAAGGCCCCAAAGTATTGCCGAAACGCAACAGTGTAGGCCAACGGCGCGCAAGAAATAAGCCTCGTTTGGACAGCTTCAACCTTCGCAGGCGTACGCAATTCATCCTTGAGGAAGTCAACAAACACATGCGCACATCGTACTCCCGCGGCGGCCTTATTCACAATCTCTCCAACCCGCTCCTTGAGCTCTAACGCAAGGGGTGTAGTAACATCATACTCCTCACCATATCCGAAGATTTGGCGCTTGCCGTCCCTCACTCGAAACAATAAGGGAAAACCAGAAGCAGTGCCTCGCGGAATGCTCTTGAAACGCAATTGCGGAACTCCCAGGACAGCCTCATCAAAGCCAAAAATGGCCCGTGTGCAATCACGAGTGAGTGTTGTGAATGGCCGCATAGCGACATGCATTGCATGCGAACTCCAATCTCGCAAGAAATAAGGAGTAAGTGTACTGTATGGAGCAACGGCATTGACCATCGGATAAACACGCTCATCGCCCCGCCAGACTGGTCCCAAAGGTGCTGGAAGCAACGAACACTTGCCCAGCGGCTCCTCCTTACCAATGTCTGTGATATAAAGTGAACTCACTGGACACACAGGCACTGGCTTATCCAAAACAGCCAATGGCTTAAACGTGCCAGGAGTGCGGAAAGGAAGGTCAGAGCTGTGCTTGAAAGTAATGCCACACTGCTTGACCACCTTGCTCAAATCATCATCAAAGCCATCCTCAACAATAGATGCTTCGCCATTAATCCTGAGCAAGTCGGAGAATGCTTCCGCAAGCATCTCCTGAGTCACGATGTTGCTGTAACCGGTGCACCTGTCGATGCGACCAGCCACATGAATCCCAATGATGCCGTGGCCCTTAAAAGGAGAATAATCGTGCATGGTGAGCGCGGCACCGCAATCTCCCAGCACCATCGAAACATCATAGGCCACAGCTCTCTTCAAACAATACTTATCGTAGCGCAACCCCGAAAAGAACCGAGTGCGAGGGACTGTGAAAATCTGCCTGCTTGTAGCAAGGACCTGCTTGGACTTGGGAACATTGATCGGTCCCCAAGCCACCTTCGCGACATCCAATCTGGCAATGCGATCACCAATATACTTCCACTCCTTCTCCTCAATGAAGCTGCCAACAATATCCTTGTGTGCCCGCCGACCAAGCGAAGAAAAGTCCACCACCCTCAAATCGGACTCAATGAACTCTACACTAGGCAAAGCCATGAGCTCATCCAAAGTGATGGAAAACTTGTCCTCATTGTTGTGTGCACTCATGAACGTCAAAGGGAACTTCTCGTCCTGGCCCTCATAAAACTCAACAAGAGCTTCAGTGAAAAAGTGATGGGGGCAAATGGCAACGGAACCTCGCACAAACAGCACCTGGCCCACAACATAATGAGCAATGTTGATACCACTCTCACTATCATAAGTGCCCTCAATAACCACCTTGTAGCTGTTGTTATACACCTTGGTAGCCAAAGAGGAATCGGGAGCCTGTGCGAAGGCACCGGAACCCTTGATTTTAAGTTTTCGAGGAGCCTTCTCATTGCTATGGGCAACAGTGTTGATCCAGTTCTTGTGGTGGCGTGCATTGTGAATCCAC